AAAATCTTTCTCCTGAGTATTTCGTTACCGATAAAAAGAGAATAGGTACCAATGAACAAATTAGATGGTTTAAGTTATCTAGTAATGACAAAAATACATTAGATAAGGTTGTCGACGATAGAGTAGAGGGGACACTAGAAAGACTCATCAATAATGCCATTGAATTATTAGAAGATAATGTCACATTTGGAAAAAGTAGAAATGAAAAGTTAATTCTAAAGGATAGTCTTACCATTACGCCAATTTCTCTCACAATGTTAAAGAATATAGAGGTTTTTTATGTTCAAAAGACAACAGTTGGGGTTGATATTGATGGGGTTATGGATGCAATATATCTTGTTTTCCGAAATTTCATTGAACAACGAAACAAATTGGAAAGTGATGTCGAAGTTCATATGAATAAAATCATTAAGGCAACAAACAAGGGAATTGGGTTCGAACCAACTATTCGAAATATTATTGGTGTGGTTTTGGCCAATGCTGACACTTATGTTCGGTTGATGAAGGACGTTCACACGAAAGCGTTTGAAAGTGCTCAGGTTAGAAAGAAAATATTAACGGGGGTTCTAACTGATAGCGACGATCAAGCCAATTGTATCTATCCATGGCCTGAAATAAAGGTACAATCCGCAGGTGGTAGAGAATTAGTATTAAAGTACCCCGGATCTCGCGAGATGATCAGCAAGTTACGAAGTAATGATCGAGTTGTGTGGCCAGAGGTTGAATTCATTGAAAACTTTTATGAGATAGCGACGAAAAAGTCAGACCCATTAACAGGGGCTGAAGGTGACGTTGATACTGTCGAATATATTTTTGATACCCAAGGTGGTGTGGAAAAGACAGATTTAAGTGTTTTAACAAATGTAAGAAATAACATCCCATATTCTGATAAATCGTTTAGTTCTGTTTTATTTGAAATATATGAAAGGGCGAAGTACACAACGTCGATGAGTCCATTTAGTAATGATGTGATAAAGGAATTGGCGAACGCAGAATTTAAGAATTTGGAAGCTCATCTCTCGGAGGATATCGACGTTGTTGATATGTTGCAGAATAACATATCCAGTCCTAATGATCTTCTTTCATTTATGGAGGCGATGTCTACATACGATAGATTCCCATATTATGTAGATCAACTACCAACAGTATGGTACATGAAAGAGGCAATAGCACAGGATTTTACTGTGGGAAAATATATTACGGGTACAGACGATACGGGAAGTAAAGATTTAATTTACCCAGAACTTGCGAAGTTTATAAATGAATATAAACCAGAAAGTTATAGAACAGACATTTATCCCTTTAATTCAGACACATATAGTGGGTATACAGGTGAAAGACTCGACGCTCAGGACTTACAAGTTAATGGGTTATTAACGTTAAACACCCCGAATGATTTTATTGTTTCCCCAGAGAAACCGAAGATGTGGGTTAAAGATGGTTTTACAACCAATTTGTTTGATTACACCATAGACATTGATGGGACGGCAAAACAAATGTTAAACACCCCATATTTCCATAAACAACTTTATAGTGACTATACAAAATCCCAGGCGCGTGAGAAGTATGTGGGGTCAGCTTATCTTTTATTGAATTCATTACCATTTAAGGACTTGGATGATACAATTAAATACACAGACGATGGTGTCCCAACATTAATGTCAACACTTTTCAGAGAAATCGGAGCTACTCACTACGTTCCATATCATATGATGTTAAAATGGGGTTCGATTTATCACAGGTATAAAAAGAGTATTGTTGATAGCGTCGACATCATTGATGGGGTTAAAGTTCCAATTGACGGTAGTTTCTTTTATGACCAAGATAATGGGTTATATTATAACGCCATCGACGAAAGTATCGGTTTCCACCCATTTTATGAAAATGTGTTTTACGATGTTGTTAACGGAAGTGGATTCTTTGACTTAACAGAACTTGGGTACGCCACATCAATTACAACTGGTATAACCCATTTATACACACAGGAGGTTATTGACGCTAACTCATACACGAGTTTCGTCGATAATACCAAATTGGGGTTTAGCGGATATACGTTATTACCAACGAATGGTTATAACACAACTTACGGAACAGACTTCACGAAAGCAGAACAGGAGAACTTCCGGATTGTATGGGGAACAGGAACATCGGATCAAGAGGTTATAGATTATAGCGGACAGACCATACCTAGTTATAATGAATATTTTAAAATTACTGGGTCAACAGGGACATATTCATTATCTTCGAATCATAGAAAGGTTATTGATTTAATAGCAACTTTTAAACCAGACATTTTAGACGTATTTGAACAGGCGTTCTTGGATTTCTCAAGTGAAAAACTTAATGAAGAGGTGTCATATTCACCATACGACATGACCTATTCTAAGTTTCAAGATTTAATGAAGAACATTGTGTCGGTAACAAAAGAATCTAACGACATCCCAACTCCAATAACGGGAACTACCGATGAAGATCGAATTAAGTTAATGACAAAAATTAAGGGTCGACAAGTTTCCCAACTTAAAACTTTATCAAATCAATTATTATCGCCAGAAAACTTAGTAAAAATAGTATTAGCCAACCCAAGGGAAGTGGATAACTATGTTTTAGGTGGGTTTACGGGTGTTAACGTTCAAAACTTCTCAACTAATCCATATAGTTCAGCATCTCCAGATGATATTGAACTTTATCTTGGTGAGGATATCGACGGATACTACAACGATTTCTTCCGAACAATGGATATTGAGGTAAATGATACGAATGTTAAACAGTTCAGACCGTTGACTTATATGCACGCTGGGTTAAGAGTGAAGAATGAATATCAAAATAAAACTCAGTTTGTTGAATATTTGAAAGAAAATCTCATTTCTCCGAATTATGCCGATCCAACGACGGGAGCCCCATTAACTTCAGATAAGACTACCAATGTGAGTGGGCAAGATAAGAGGTTGTTTATTTACCTAACACGATTAATTGAGCAATTTAAGGATCTCGTACCACCAACGGCAGCAGAACGGGCAACAGCCCAAAGAGGTTATAATGACGACCCAATCAAATTAGAATTGTATAATTATTTCAAATCCTTTAATGATAAATGGACGGCAGGAAATTCAATTGGTCAAAGAACATTAATGGAAGAGTTTTTGTTCTTGGATAAAGCTAATAAGGACATCGGAAACGAGGTTTTCCTTGACATGCAGAGACTAACTAGATTGGGAGAAGCTGGAAATCGGAAGATTAATTTATTTAGTTTAATTAGTCTACTGGTTCAAGACTCAGGATTTGATATTAGAGCATTACCTGCTTATGTCAATTTTTATGGTAATGATTTCACAAATTCGTTAAGAACAACGCCATCAAAGGATGTAGCCCAATCTATGTTTGGGGCATTTCTGGATGTGGATCATCAAGATTCATCTCCGAAGATTATTTTACAATATACAGGACCAACATCTAAACATCTTGAATTGGCGGATATTGATAAGAAACAAAATTATAAGAATGACGGGTTCGATATTGGTAATGTGACTAACAACCCAATCATCGTATCCCCGGATGTCTTTACTAAAACCGATTTTACTAAGTCAAATAAGGTTGTGGCTTTCGAAGTAAGTTTCGGTGACCAGAATCAGTCTATATTTAAAGGTGTAGAATTGGATCAATCGACATTAAAGAACACATCTGAATCCTTTGAAGTATTAGAACGACTTGGTCGAAATGAGACGGGTTCAAGTACCTCACAGATCGATATCGGGTTGTTTAACATATATAGACAGTCATCATATCAATGTACGGTGACTGCTATGGGTAACATGATGATTCAACCGACAATGTACTTCTATATTAAAAACATTCCATTATTTAGGGGGTCATATCTGATTACGGAAGTCACACATAATATTAGAACAACTGGTGTTGAAACGTCGTTTAAGGGTACAAGAATACCCCAGGCTTCGTTACCAGATCCGTCTGACTCATTTTTAGCAAGTTATCGACCATTGTTTGATAAATTGGTAAGAAAAGCAACCGCACAAGTCAATGCTGAAATCGCGGCCTCGTTAACAGGAAATACTAGCAGTACAGCAACAACCTTAATAGACACTGAGGGTAAAGCCTATTCTACCGATCCAGGTGCGGTTAAAATTAAGAATGAGAAACTTCTTTCCAAAGATGTTGGTATAACTTCTTATGGAGTACCATATAATGGATACTTAGGCCAGTCCGATACACAATTAGTAAGATATAAGAATAAGAATATCCCAACATCGATTTATAGGCCAGAGAAGGATAAAGAGTGGTTACGCGCGGTAGTACTTCAGATGGGTGGTCCGAATTATCCAATTGACCCCGATTCCATAATGAATATTGTGTCAAACTTAACATATGGGACAGAAGGTAACGTTAAAAACGTAAAATGGTCAGATGTTGTATATTGGTCAATTAGTCGACCATTTTATTCGGCTAATTTTATTGTGAACGCCCCTACCCCTTCACTTAACGTAACTCCGGATAATATTCACCACAATTATAGTGTGACAGAATTTTTTAATCCATTACTTACGGGTGAGAACTCTGGATTAATTACCATTGCAGAAAATAGAAGTAATTTCACTGGTGACGTATATACTGGACCAATCAACATTGGGCCATCACTTAATGGATATGGCCTCGGATTATCTATTAATTTAATGCAAAGATTAGCGGTAAAAGATGGACAAGTTGTGTATTTCAGGATGACATAGTGAAATTAACAATTTTGCTGATATTTATATTAAAATACACTCAATGGAAAACACAAGTAAAGTATTAGACACCTTTCTAGAATCCCCAATTGTAAAGGATGTTTCAGAAGATGGAAAAGAACAAACTGTATGTGACCGAGAGACTGGTGAATGTTATGTTATAAGATCAAAAGATGGTCTAGTTGAACGCATAAATAAAAAATACATTATCGAAGACGGTAGACAATTATTACAGGATTAACTATGAAAAAGATAGACACCGACATGGGACTTGAGAGGTTTCGAGAGATAAACAAATACTCGGAAACTTTCATTACTGAACAGGCAGCACCTGCACCCCCACCACCAGCCGCGGCTCCAGATCCACTTGAAGATCCAAACGCATTACCACTCCCAGGCGGAGATGAGCCTCTACCACCTATGGATGCCGAGCCTCTAGAAGGTGACCCAACGGCAGAAGCCGACCCAACGGCAGATGATACAACTGAAGAGATTGACATCACCGATTTGGTTAACATGGTTAAAGATGTTAAAAAACAAATGGACGAACCCCAACAGCAAAATCAGGACGAACTTCAGAAAATGGACGGTATTTTCTCAAAATTGGGTGAGTTAGAAGGTAAATTGGGAGAAATGGATAGTGTGTTAGCTAAAATCGATCAATTGGGGGCACAAATAGAAGATGCTAAACCAGCGACCCCTGTTGAGAAACTTGAAATGAGATCTTTAGACTCGTACCCATTTAATCAAAAACCTGACGAGTTTTTCCACGATAAAAAAGAGGAAATGAAGAAGTCAGGTAAAAACGAGTATGTATTGACAAAGGGTGACGTAGACAATTACGGGAAATATGATATGATGAAGTCATTTAATCCCGCAGTGGACGACAATTATTAATATTAGTACAATTAGCCGTATACGGCAACAATAACAATAGGGCGGGGCCCGAACATGTGATGGAAAACATATTTTTTACATATATTTTAAAAATAACTAGGGCATGATTTTGTTATCATGCTTTTTTTATTTATATTTTATTCACAATAATACGTTTTATAAACAATTAAAAATTTTAAACAATGGGAACATTCGAAGCCGTACAAGCACAGTACGAAAAGAACAAAGCCGCAAGCGGCAACAAATTTCAGAATCAAGAAGAGAGAATGAAGAAGTATTTCACGACTATTCTACCGAAAGGTACATCGTCAGGTGAAAAACGAGTACGCATTCTACCAACAGCAGATGGAGGAAGTCCGTTTGTTGAAATCTATTTCCACGAAATCCAGGTGGATGGCCGATGGCTCAAATTATGGGATCCAAAGCAAGAAGGTAAACGCTCTCCATTAAATGAGGTTAAGGATAGCCTTGAAGCAACGGGGAGAGAAGAAGACAGTATTTTGTCACGATCATACCGGGCTCGTAAATTCTATATCGTCAAAGTGATTGATAGGGATAACGAAGCTGACGGAGCAAAATTCTGGAGATTCAAACACAACTCTAAACAGGATGGTATCCTCGACAAAATCTGGCCTATTTTCCGTAGTAAAGGTGATATCACCGATCCGGAAACAGGTAGAGACCTCATCCTTTCCTTAACATTGGCGAAATCCAATAACGGTAAAGACTACACCTCAATCAGTTCAGTAATTCAGGAAGACCCTGGTCTATTACATGCGGACAAAGAAACCGCAGCGAAATGGGCAGCTGATGAATTGGTATGGTCTGATGTTTATGCCAAGAAATCCGAAGATTATCTTGAAATGGTGGCCAATGGCGAAACACCAAAATGGGATAATGATAAAAAAGGATGGGTATCAGGAACATCCTCAGAAGAAACGATTGCCGGATCAACTGATTCACCGAAAACTGAGGTGGCGACACCTGCAACCCCTGCAACACCAGTTGAAGAGGTTAAACCCCCCGTGGCTAAAGCCCCTGCCGAACCTGTGGTAGATCCACAGGCAGGTGATAACGAGGTCGAAGATTTACCATTCTAGTACCACACTCACCAACACTTCCGGTTCAACTTAGAATCGGGAGTTTTGGTGATTTAATAAGGAAGTAGTTAATATCAACAATATATGGCCATCAAGAAGAAAGATTTTAAAAGCATCAAAGCAAAATATTCCCAAGAAGCGTCATTTAAACCTGACAGGTTTTTTGATTTGGGTGATGCGTTTTTAGATGCTTGTGGCGTACCTGGTCCTGCGATGGGACATTTAAACATGTTACTTGGTCATTCGGATACGGGTAAATCACAACCACTACATTGTAAAATTTTATCCCCAAATGGTTGGAAAAAAATGGGGGATATTAAATTAGGTGATGAAATTTTTGGGAGGGATGGTAACCCACAAACTGTTATTGGGGTATACCCACAAGGAGAACGACCAGTCTATCAAATCACTATGAGTGATGGTGGAACTACTATGTGTGATATTGAACATTTATGGTCAATTAATTCACGTAAAGATAAAAATAGAAGAGAAAAAAACACAACTCAACGATATTTTCCAGATGAAACATTTAAAACGTTATCATTATCGGAAATAATATCAAAAGGGGTTAAAATGGGATTAAATTCCAATAATTTTAAAATACCATTAGTAGAACCAATAAATTTTGGTGACAAGACATTACCCATCGACCCATATGTTTTAGGTTGTATATTAGGGGACGGCCATATTGGAAAAAATGGAAATATAGTAAAAATATCAACAAAAGATGACGAGCTCACCGAATCAATTTCAAATACACCACATTTTAGAAACGTCAACACATATACACAGGATGCAGGTACCACATTAAGAACATTACAATCCATTTCAATTACAAATGAAACTAAAAAAGAATTATATAAATTGGGGTTAAGTGGAGTAACATCTGCAACTAAATTTATCCCAAATATATATATATTTAATTCATCGATAAGTGATAGGATATCTTTGTTACAGGGGTTAATGGATACTGATGGACATTGTAATAAACATGGAAATTCAGAATTTTATACCGTATCAGAAAAGTTAAGAGATGGTGTTACAGAAATTGTAAGAAGTTTAGGTGGTATTGTTAAGGTCACATCCAAAATACCTAAATACAAGTATAAAGATGAAACGAGAATTGGTAAAGAATCATATACCCTTAGAGTTCGTTTACCAAAAAATATTAACCCGTTTCGTTTATATAGAAAATCATCACAATTAAATAAAAATAGACGAAATGTTGATAGATATATCACTAACATATCTTACGTTGGTATGGAAATGTGTCAATGTATCAAAGTTAGTAATCCAGATTGTTTATATATTACTGATGATTACATTGTAACACATAATACGACGGCATTAATTAATACTGCTATTGACGCTCAGAAAAAAGGGATTCTACCCGTGTTTTTAATTACAGAACAAAAATGGACTTTTGATCACGCCAAACTCATGGGTTTTGAATGTGAAAAAATAGTAGATAAAGAAGGTGGTTCGTTATGGGATGGTTTTTTCCTTTTTAACAATCACTTTGATTATATCGAACAAATTACAGATTATGTAAATGAATTACTAGATGCACAAGATAAGGGTGAGTTAGATTATGATTTGTGTTTTCTTTGGGATTCCGTAGGGTCTGTACCATGTAAAATGACATTTGAAGGTAAAGGTGGAAAACAGCATAACGCCGCCACGTTAGCCGACAAAATTGGAATGGGACTGAACCAGAGAATCACGGGTACCAGAAGAATGGATAAAAAACACACCAATACATTGGTGATTGCTAACCAACCTTGGGTTGAAATTGCTGACAATCCGTTCAGTCAACCGAAAATTAAAGCTAAAGGTGGAGAGTCAATATGGCTTAATTCAACCTTAGTTTTCTTATTTGGAAATCAGAAAAATGCAGGTATCACTAAGATATCATTCACAAAAGATGGTAGAAAAGTGAAAATCGCAACCAGAACCAAAGTTAGTGTGATGAAAAACCACGTAAATGGTCTGGGATATGAAGATGGAAGGGTTTTGGTTACAGCCCATGGGTTCATGAAGGGACGGGACACACCCACCGAGAAGAAATCCATCGAAGAATATAAGGTGTCCGCTGCGGATTATATCACAAAAAATCTAGGGGTTAACCCGTTGGATAGTGATGTTGAAGTAATAATGGAATCAGGAGATTAATATGAAAGTAGGAGAAACAGAACGAGGCGTCATTCATGACATACTTTGGAGGGCATCGAGGATTTATCAGGATGGTGCGGGATCCCCAACCAAGGGAGATTTAGATGATCTGGAGGATGAATTGTATGATAGCTTATTTGGATTTAGGGATGAAACCGGGGAAACCCCACTAAATCGACCAGTAAAATTTCCATTAGTGGATATTTTAAAGACACTGAAATTTGGTAGAACAATGGAGAGTCAGAAACAATTGGACGAATTTATTCGCCAATTAGGTAGTGAGAGTACAAACCAATAAATGAAAAAAAATGACAACCTTATTAGTTGACGGAGACAATCTGTTAACAATCGGTTTTTACGGAGTTAAAAATTACTTTTACAAGGGAGAACACATTGGGGGAATATTCCATTTCCTCAATACCCTCCGTTTATCTTTTGAGAATTACCATTTAGATAAGATAGTGGTCTTTTGGGACGGCGAGGATGGTTCTCAAGCCCGGAAGAAAATATATAGTCATTATAAAGAGTCGAGAAAGACCAAGGGTAGAACCAAAACAGAACACGAAGTTGCGTCATATGACTACCAACGCAATCGAATCAAACAATATTTAGAAGAAGTATATGTTCGCCAGGGCCAATTCTATGGATGTGAGGCGGACGATGGGTTAGCGTACTACTGTCAAAATACCCCCGATGAGAAGAAGATCATTTATTCCTCAGACGGCGACTTAGCTCAACTTGTCAGCGATAAGGTACAACTATATAATCCCCAACATAGGAAATTATACGGACCAAAAGATAGTTTCGTGTATAACAAAGAAGAGGTGTTAATTGAAAACATTGCTTTAGTTAAAATGTTGTGTGGGGATTATTCTGACGATATTGCGGGAATAAAAGGGATGGGCATTAAAACCCTGAAAGGTTTATTCCCCGAAATTACAACTCAGCCTCTTACTTTAGATTACATTCGATATAAAACAAATTTCCTGTTCGAACAGGACAAAGACAGTAAGATCGTAAAAAAATCTAATAACTGGGGTTACCAAGTATGGTGTTTATGGTGATGAGTTTTTTGATATCAATAACACCATTGTAAGTTTAGACGACCCGTTTTTAACTGAGGAAGCGAAAGAGGGTGTACATGAAATTATTAACGAGAACCTAGACCCCGAAGGAAGGTCATACAAAAACACAATGAAGATGATGATGGAGGACGGTTTGTTTAACGTTTTACCTAAATCGGATGATGCGTGGATTAAGTTTCTTAATCCCTTTTTAAAATTAACAAGAAAAGAAAAGAATAAGAAAAAACAATTAAAATTTCTAAAAAATTAAGATTATGCAAAATCAGGACATAACAAAATTCGAGTTTATTTTAACCCTTGAGAAGAACATTGTAATTCAGAGGTTTTTCAATGTGAGTCATTATAATCCCGCAGCAAAAAATTCTTTGGATCTTCACGAAATAATTACAGAAATTTGTGAAGAGATTGCCAGTGATTTGAAAATGAAAACATTGGAATATATGAGTGATAATATGGAATTTATCTCCGATTCACAGCGTGCAGATGAACGTGCGAACTTAAAAGAGGAGTACTTTTTATTGAAAATAAAATTGGGTGAAAGAGTATTTATTTCTAGACAATTCCCCGCTCACATTTATCACCCAAAAGCGAGATACGCGGTGGACATTCGACCAAAAGTAAGAAAGATTCTAGGTGACTTAACTAACGTCCTGTCATCGACGGAATTGAATAAAACTTACTTACAATATGAGTTAAAATAGGAGCGGGAAAAATATGAATGAGAAAAATTTTGGACACTTGGGGACGACTTTTCAACAGTCGTTGCTCAAGGCCATCATCGAGGACAAAAAATTCGCAATTACCATTATAGATGTTATGGATAGTAAGTACTTTGACGGTCCTTACTTCAAATATCTGATGCAGAACATTAAAGAAATCTATGAGACTTTAGGTATCGTCCCCAACTACGAAACATTAACTCAGAAAATCCTTGCAGAAAATTCCGAGACAACTTGTAAAATCCATATTGATACTTTAACAGCGATCAAGGATAAGAAAATTGAAGATGAAGGTTTATATGTGAAAAAAACATCTTTAAATTTTTGTAGACAACAGGTTTTAAAGAAGGGTCTAAAGGATTCTGAAGATATCATGGCCAATGGTGACTTCGAAGAATATGATAAAATCGAGGGAATAATCCAATCGGCGTTACAAGTTGGGGTAACATCTGACGATATACAAGATATCGGGGATAATGTTTTAGAGTCACTAGAGGAGGATTCTAGAACTCCATTTCCAACCGGGATCATAGGAATTGATAATCTTCTTAAAGGTGGTATTGCAAAGGGTGAAATGGCATTATTGCTAGCACCGACAGGTATAGGGAAAACAACTTGGTTGACAATGATGGCGAATGCAGCATATGTCGCTGGAGCAAATGTTTTACACATATTTTTCGAGGATAATATCCACGATATTCGTAGAAAACATTATACCATATGGACAGGCGTTGCTCCCGACGAGTTACCCAAACAGAAGAAGTACGTCAACGATTTTATTCAGGAAAAAGTGTCGAAAAATAAGAATTTCCTTAAACTAGCCAAATACCCATCAGGGGATCTTTCAATTAGTGAGATTAAGAATAAAATCAGAAAACTTGCGTCTGAAGGACACAAAATCGATCTATTGGTTATTGATTATATTGATTGTATTTCCGGAGAATCTACCATGACAGGTGAAGAATGGAAAGGTGAGGGGGCAATCATGAGAAGTCTAGAAGGAATGACCGACGAATTCGATATTGCCGTATGGACAGCAACTCAGGGAAATCGTGATAGTATTGTAACCGAAGTGGTTACCACGAATCAAATGGGTGGGTCTATTAAGAAGGCTCAAATTGGTCATGTTGTGATTTCAATAGGTAAAACTCTCGAACAAAAAGAAAACAATCTCGCAACCGTTACATTACTCAAATCTCGTATCGGAAAAGACGGAATAGTTTTCCAAAATTGTCTATTTAATAATGAACTACTGGAGATCAACACTGACACTCAGAACACACTTCTAGGACATAAAGAAGAGAGAGCTGAAGAACAAGAACAACACAGAATCGATGTCTACCAGACGTTCATCGCAAGAAAAAGAGAGGTTGAACGAGTAATAATGAATGATAATACGGATTTAACCCCACCCGAAGAACCGGAAGAACAACCGAATGATGGTGTAAATGATGGTGTAAGTGAGGGTGTAAATGAGGTTGCAAATATAGAAACCCCAATGACGCCTGGACAACGAGCAGCTGCGGTTTATAAGGCAAGGAACCATAAACTTGTCCCCATTGAAGAATAATTACGAATTAAACAAACTAATAACCGATGTTGGAAACATTACAAAAGACTTACACTAAAGACGAAGTATTAAAGGCGACTTTAGAATATTTTAATGGCGATGAACTCGCCGCAGATGTGTGGACAAGAAAATATTGTCTGAAGGACGATAAAAATTATTATGAATTAACCCCGGACGATATGCATCGAAGACTCGCTAAAGAATTGGCGAGGATCGAACTAAAATACCCAAACCCAATAAGTGAAGCCGAGATCTTTGAGACCATCAAGAACTTTAAAAGAATAGTTCCTCAAGGGTCACCCATGTCGGGTATCGGAAATAATTTTCAAGTAGTTTCATTATCTAATTGTTTTGTTATTGGAAATGAGGGCGATAGCGACAGTTATGGTGGAATCATGAAACTCGATCAAGAGTTAGTACAGTTGGAAAAACGCAGAGGAGGGGTCGGAACAGACTTGTCTTTTGTTAGACCAGCTGGTAGTCCAGTGAAAAATAGTGCAATTACCAGTACAGGTGTTGTACCATTTATGGAGAGATTTTCTCGTAGTACAAAGGAAGTTGCCCAAGACGGACGGAGGGGAGCACTCATGGAGAGTATTTCTATTAAACATCCTGACTCAGAAAAATTTATTGATGCTAAATTGGTTTCAGGGACAGTAACAGGCGCAAACATCTCTGTTAAATTGGATAATGAATTTATGAGGTGTGCAATGGAGGGTGAGAAGTATACCCAACAATTTCCTATTGATAGTAACAACCCCACCTTCATTCAAGAAATTGATGCTCAGAAATTATGGAAAAAAATTATTTATAATGCTTGGAAATCGGCAGAACCCGGGATTCTTTTTTGGAATACTATTATCGAAGAGAGTGTTGCCGACTGTTATGCCGACCAAGGATACAAAACAATCAGTACCAATCCATGTGGGGAGATCCCACTTTCTGCTGATGATAGTTGTCGCCTATTGGCTGTTAATTTATTTGGATATGTCAGAAACGCATTTTATCATAACAATGCCGTGGTTGCTGATGCATATTTTGATTGGAATCGATTTGAAAAAGATGTTCAGATCGCCCAACGATATATGGATGATATTATTGATTTGGAAATTGAAAAGATTGATGCCATTATCACTAAGATCCATTCTGACCCTGAAGATGAGTCCTTAAAACATGTTGAATTGGACTTATGGAGGAGGATTAAGGATAAAACGATTAGAGGTCGTAGAACGGGTCTGGGTGTCACTGGTGAAGGGGATATGTTGGCGGCTTTGGGTTTCAGGTATGGAACTGCCGAAGCGAGTGAGTTTAGTGAGAAAGTTCACAAGGCATTAAAACTAAATGCATATCGTTCAAGTGTTATTATGGCTCGTGAAAGAGGACCATTTTTCATATTCGACGTAAAAAATGAGGTAAATAACCCTTTTATTCGACGTATTAAAGATGAAGACCCCGATTTATATGACCAGATGGTCATCTATGGACGTAGAAATATTGCTTTATTAACCATCGCCCCGACAGGTACTTCAAGTATTATGACTCAAACCACATCGGGTATCGAACCAGCTTTCTTACCAGTTTATAGGAGACGTAGGAAAATTAACCCACAAGAAAAGGATGCTAGAGTGGACTTTATCGATGAAGAGGGTATATCATGGCAAGAATATCCCGTGTTCCATCATAATTTTGAGTTATGGTTGGAAATTAACGGGTACAATATTGAAGAGGTTAAAGAGATGAAAATGGGTGAAATCGATGAGATCATCAAAGAATCACCATATTATAAAGCAACCTCAAATGATGTTGATTGGGTTGAGAAAGTTAAAATGCAGGGTAGGATACAGAAACATGTTGATCATTCTATCTCAGTTACCGTTAATTTACCAAAAGATACGACTGAAGAAGTGGTTTCCAAAGTATATGAAACAGGTTGGAGATCCGGATGTAAGGGGATTACCGTATATCGTGACGGGTCAAGGAGCGGAGTTCTCGTTGGTGTCGAAGAAAAGAAAGTAGAGCCGACTGAAATCCACGTCGCAAAGAGACCTAAAAGATTAAAGGGTGACATTCATTATTTTCAGAATAATTTGGAGAAATGGATTGCTGTTGTTGGGATTAGAGATGGGAGGCCATATGAAATATTCACGGGAAAATTTGAAAATGGATTAAGCCAACTCCCCACTAACTTGAGAGAGTGTGAAGTTGTAAAAAATATTGTTGATAGTTTCGATGCGGACGGGAAACCAATCAAGATTAAAAGATATGACATCGAATATGTGGATAAAGATGGCGAGAAACACGTTCATATGGGTTTAAACCATGCATTTAACCCGGAATTTTGGAATTATGCGAAATTGGTGTCGGGTGTCCTTAGACAACGTATGCCGATGGTTTATGTTCATGATTTGGTTGATTCCTTGAACTTCACCGAAGACCATATCAATATATGGAAAAATGGCGTTGGTAGGGTTATTAAGAAGTATATCAAGAATGGTGTGAAAGGTAAGGGTGTTTGTCCAGAATGTGGTAGTGAACATGTTTATTTTGTTGAGGGTTGTTTAACTTGTCAATCTTGTGGAAATTCAAAATGTGGATAATTATAAAGAAAAGAACCTATGAAAGAAAATTTTTATGAGATGCATCGGTCAGAAGCTGTTCAGGTGTTATTAGGAAAAGATAAATTCGCTTCAAGATTCACTAACTTAAAATTGGCAGCACAACTGGAATCTCATTTCCCTGAAAAGTCGAGAATGTATTTGGTTAAAGAAGATCATTTACCGTTGGATAAAACCCGTCTAACCGCAAAGTCATTTTAAAACATTAAACAATTTACATATTCATTCCAAAGCGTGGTATTAATTTATCACGCTTTTTTTATTTCTGAATATTTATGAAATATGAGCACATACGGTATAGATTATCCATTTAGAGACAGCACCGTTGGGAATTATGTTTCACTAACATCAACTCCTGAGAGGGAAGTTCGTGCTAATTTAATCCATTTGTTGTTGACACGTAAAGGTAGTCGTTATTTTTTACCAGATTTTGGTACTAGGTTATATGAATTTATTTTTGAACAAAATGACTCTGTGTCGTATAGTCAGATTGAGGATGAGATTCGCGAGGGTGTAAGAAAGTATATCCCGAATTTAGATATTAACGAAATAAGTGTCATCAGCGCAGAAGATGATCCAGAAGAACCAACCTCACCTCAAGAAGAACAGGATGAAAGGTTATTTAGGGTTGGAGACTCTTCATCAAAACCATATACGGCTAAAGTACGGGTAGATTATACGGTTAATAATGGTGCATTTTCAACATCAGATTTTATAATATTAAACATTTAACATGTCAAAACAGATATCATACGGAGTAAGGGATTTTGCCGGTTTAAGGGATGAATTGGTTAAGTTGACAAAAGAATACTATCCCGATTTAGTGTCTAATTTTAATGATGCATCGATTTATTCAGTATTACTGGATTTAAATGCTGCTGTGTCGGATAACTTACATTTCCACATTGACCGAGTATGGCAAGAAACAATGTTAGATTTTGCTCAAGAAAGAAAATCATTATTCCATATCGCAAAAACGTATGGGATTAGATTACCTGGTGCCAGACCATCTACCGCATTATGTGATTTTAGTATTAACGTACCAGCTTATAGTGATAAAGAAGATGAAAGATACGAGGGGATATTAAAAGCAGGATCTCAAGTATCGGGTGGTGGTCAGGTCTTTGAAACTCTTGAGGATGTTGATTTTTCGAGTCCATTTGATAGTAGCGGGGTGACGAATAGAACAAAAGTACCTAATTTCAATAGTAACAATAAACTCATTTCTTATACGATAACAAAAAGAGCCGCTGTTGTTAATGGGATCTCTCGTATATATCGAAAAGTTGTCACTTCTACCGATCAAAAACCATTTTTAGAATTATATCTACCAGAACGAAACATTCTTGGGGTAACATCTGTCATTCACAAAAGTGGAACAGGTTACAATGCAAATCCGACTGACGACGAGTTTATGTCAGCAACGAATAAGTGGTATGAGGTTAAATCGTTGATTGAAGATAAAGTTTTCATCGAAGATCCAACCGAAGCTTCCGATAGTGACACATATAAAGCGGGGGATTATACTTCAGTAACTAAGAAGTTTTATAGCGAGTATTCCCCAGAGGGTTATTTCTCATTAACTTTTGGTTCTGGAAATGTCGACCCAATGGATAATCTGGACGATTATATGATAGGTTCAATGCAAGTCAATCTGGCAACTTTCTTAAATAACACCTCTTTAGGTGAAATTCCAAAACCCAACACCACATTGTTTGTTAAATATCGTGTTGGAGGGGGTAAAGATACGAATATAGGGGTTAATGTCATCACAACTATGGATTCCTATGATTTCGTTGTAAACGGTCCAAATGCGTTTGTAAACAATCAAACAAGTCAATCGATGAGAGTGACCAATATCACACCAGCAATTGGTGGTGCCGACGCCCCGACCATCGAGGAAATGAGAAATATGATATCATATAATTTTTCAGCACAAAATAGAGCTGTCACGTTGCACGATTACAAATCATTAGTAGAGAACATGCCATCGACATACGGGGCACCCGCGAAAGTGAGTGTAATGGAAGAAGATAATAAGGTTCGAATTAAATTATTATCTTACGATGAGGCTGGTAACCTAATTGACACGGTATCCAACACATTAAAAAATAACGTCATAAATTACCTGGCAAATTATAGAATGTTAAATGATTATATAGACATTCAGAGTGGTGAGGTAATTGACATGGGTGTAGAGGTGGATTTGGTTGTTAATAAGAACGAAAACTCAACCGATATAGTAAAGAATGTTATCGCCGAAATTACGGACTTTTTCTCAATTACCAAAAGAAAGATGGGTGACCCATTATTGGTTGGGGATTTATCGAAAGAGATTGGTAATGTTGGTGGCGTTGTCAACGTGGTTGAAATCCGAGTTTTCAACAAAATAGGTGGTAATTATTCATCTGCCGAAGTGGCTCAATCATACGAGGATGATACCACCAAAGAAATTTTACAATCTGAAAGTACAATCTACATGAAAAACAATCAGATTTTCCAAATCAGATTTCCTAGTACTGATATAAAAATTAGAACAAAAAATTTATCTTCCACTACATATTAATTTGTTTTTATATCAAATAAATTATTTTAACTAAAATTTGATATTTAGTTAAAAACGTTGTACTTTCACAAATGACAGACTATTTAATAATAGATGTTTAAAGGATATAAATACAGAATATTCCCAACCGAAAAACAAAAAGACCAATTGCAACGGTATTTTGGGGTAAATAGGTTGGTTTATAATCTTGGTTTGGAAACGAAGACTGTTGCATATGTGTCTAATGAAAAGTCAATATCTAAATATGATTTAATAAAACAATTACCCGAACTAAGAAAAGAGTTTGATTATATAAAGGACTGTCCAAGTCAAGTATTACAATATAGTATAATTAATCTTGATACCGCCTATCAAAATTTTTTTAAATGTAAAGGACAATTCCCTAAATTTAAAAATAAATACACTAAACAGTCAATTACGTTCCCACAAGGGTTTGAAATATCTTTTGAGAATGATATTTTAAAATTACCTAAACTAAAAGAGGTTTCTATTGATTATCATAGAGAATTTAAAGGGGTACCTAAAAGAGTTACATTAACAAAAACTACAACGGATAAATACTTTGCATCAATATTAGTTGATACCCAAACAGAATACCCAAAACAAAAGTCGGTTAAAACAGAAACATCGGTTGGTGTTGATTTTGGAATTAAAGATTTAGCAATTACTTCTGATGGTGCAGTATACGAAAATAAAAACTTTTTCAAATCACAACAAAAAACATTAAGAAAAGAACAAAGAAGCCTTGCGAGAAAACAGAAGGGTTCAATAAATAGAAGAAAACAAAAATTAAAGGTAGCGTTACTGCAAGAGAAAATTCGTAACCAAAGGGTTGACTACTTACATAAAATATCTACTGAATTAGTAAACGCTTATGAAACAATTGTATTGGAAGATTTAGCGGTTAGCAATATGGTTAAAAACCATTGTCTCGCTAAAGCTATTTCTGATATGGGTTGGAGACAATTAAGAACGATGCTTGAATATAAAACTGAATGGCAAGGTAAAAACCTTGTTGTAATTGGTAGGTTTGAACCAAGTAGTAAAGTGTGCTCTAATTGTGGATACCACAAGAAAGATTTAAAACTTTCAGATAGAATATATAATTGTAATAAGTGTGAGAATTCAATAGATAGGGATTTAAATGCCGCGTATAACATAAAGAATTTTGGGGTTAGGGACAACCCTTTGTACGCTAATGTAAACCATTAGGTTAAGCATTGTGCAAGAAACCACACATCTTTTTAGTGTGGGTAGTTCACGTATCTTATAGAAAACTATAAAGTTTCTATTTATATTACATATGACACAAAAACACAGAATAAACACCAATATCGGGAGAGATCAGAAAGTTAGTGTCGAGATTAATCAATCATGGGATTTGATGGAAATTCTCTCTCTGAAATTTTCACAAAAAGATGTTTTTGCTTCCGGTAATTGCTCTGAGTACGGTGTGGTTGTTGGACGCGTATCAGCCAACGACGGATTCGGTATCCCAAACGCAAAGGTTTCAATATTTATTCCACAAGATACTATGGATGCGGATGACCCAGTCATCTCAGCATTATACCCATATCAAGAAATAAGTGATGTGGATGAAAATGGATATCGTTATAATTTATTACCTGAAAGACAACAGCATTCTGGGCACGCTCCAACAGGGACGTTCCCCGACCAACAAGACATTTTAACCAGAGAAGAAGTTCTCGAAGTTTTTGAAAGTTATTACAAATATACAGTAAAAACTAACGATGCTGGTGACTTCATGATTTGGGGAGTCCCAATTGGCGTTCAGACCATACATGTCGACTTAGATTTATCCGATATTGGTTGTTTCTCACTCAGACCTTATGATTTCATTAAAAAAGGATACGGGATTGATGATTTTGAGAGATATTACCAGTTCAAATCAAGTTCAGATATCGCAGGATTACCACAAATTGTGACATTTGATAGAAGTATTGAAGTTTACCCATTATGGGGTAACGAGGATCTTTGTGAAATCGGGATAAGTAGAACTGATTTCGATTTGTCCGACAAAGGAATTAAGATAGAACCAATATCGTTGGTTTTATTGTCAACAGTTACAGATGATAGTAGTGATGCTGTTAAAAGGAACGGTAAGATTAGAAAGAACACTGGTTATAAATGTAATATACAAACTACGGGTGGACAAATTGAATGTGTTAGACAAACAGGTCAACAAGTTTATGGGTCAGACGGAGAAACAGTATACCCTGAGTTAGAATACTTTAACATATCAGAGGTTATTAATGAGGATGGCGTCGCGATGGTTCCCATCCCAATGAACTTGGAATATGTATACACAAATGAGTTTGGCGAAGAGGAAATCACAAATAACCCGAATAAAGGAATCCCAACCACTACGGTCACTAGGTTTAGATTTAGTTTAGATTATAAGTCATCAAAAATTGCAACGGCGAAATATCTCGTACCGAACATTCGAGAATTCAACCCATCTTCAACAGGAGAAAATGACAAATATGAATATCAGGAAAGTATGGTTACATCGTACATGTTCTCTGATGTCTTTGAAGATTATTTAACAATTCCAACGGGTTCTACGATAACATTATCTAGCACAAATTATGGTACAACAGAAAAAGATCATAAAAAGGATCTAATGTTGGGGACAAATAATGATGGAATACCTGAAGATTATTTCTATAAATTTGTTTACGGTAAGGTTTATACGGTTTCTTCTTTTCAAGGAACACATTATGAGACGGCAAGACGGGACGCATTTCTTGGTATTAAACAAATTCGTCCAGCTGAGGATGAGGATTGTGCCTCTCAAACGAATTATATTCCAACAAATTTTGGATTTAAAAACCGAACAAAATTCTCATTATTACTCGCACAGGTAATATTATTTGTTCAGTATATTTTCGCGATTATTCTTGTAAAATTTGCTGAGGTCTTTGGGGCGTTTTTATATCGTGTGGGGGTACAGATGTATAATGTTACAATTTTAAAACGATGGAGACCACTCCAAAGGATAGGGGAAAGGTTTCAAGATATGGGGTATCGAATACAAGATAGATTCACAAAAATATTACCATTAACAATTTATCCTGATTGTGAAGAATGTACGAGTGATGATGATGCGTTTACAACCGATTCATCATATATTGACAATTATTGTCGAATGGGAGAATTGGGCATGAACGTTATTGTTGATAATGGTACTGTCTACGCCTATACTCCACTTTATAACCCCGCCTTTTACTATACAGGGTCAACGCCTAGTTATTTATCCAACGGAGACGATCCATATAATGGATTATTTCCAGAGGACACAGCCCAAGATATTGAAGATTTATGCTCAGGTAAAACCCCTGTTAGTTTTTGGGATTTACGTGATATGGACGACGAAACAGTAGTACCGATTACCCCAGATTATAGAACAGAACAATTTTTTGCTCAAATGTATTCATTTCGAGAAGATTGGGATCAACCATCTATTGTTAGTGGTTCAACGGGGTTTGGTGAGGTGACACTTTTCTTTAATGATCGAGCCTCCCCATATGACAGGCCGGAAGACACTATTATGAATTATGGTAATCCGGGTGCTTGGGGAACTGATACCTTATATATTCAGAAAACATATGCTGAATGGTTAGAACTAACAGGTATGGATTTGGAAACGGATAGTGATTTGGTAGATTGGATAAACGATGAGCGTGATTTGAATATTGTATTGAGATTATATAATAAAGACTGGCCAAAAAACACGCCAGACGATAGTGGTGGTCTTGATATTGAAACCGGATGTGAGAAATATGATAAAATGTATAATGAAACGGTAACTCTTGGTTATATATGGTCGTCTGGATCCACATATGGTTCATTTTTACAACCTTGGAATCCAACCGGAATACCTGAATCAGTTGAGAATGTGGCATCATATTCCGACGCTCCAGGTTTCTTAGAATTCCTTCCAGATACAATCCCCGTAGCTCCGTATGCAAATTTAATGTCCACATTGGTTGGTAATTCGTCGACAGGTAGGATGCCATTTAAACTTTTCTTTAAGAAAATTGGGTTACAGGTGTATGATAGGAAAACAAAATCGGGATTATCAGAATTTAGGGATGGGATCTTTACTATTATTCCAGTAATTTCGGGAAAGAGTTATAGTGTGAAATTTTTACAAGAATGGTACAGAAGAAAACGAATCGGATTAACGTTTTGTGGTGGTGTTGTGAATTATTCATTTATAGATAATTGGTTACATGGGTTATTTTATTTCTTTAAGTTCGATAATCGGATAAGGTGGGATAGTGAAGAAGATTATGATCTTAATCAAAGGGGGTCAAAATATCCGAGGGAGTTGGTTTTTTATAACATCACAGATAAAGAATTTTATTATAGAAGTTGCCCATATTCTGGAAACACATTTATCGGTCAGACGTTTGATGGAATTAAAGAAATATTACACCCAACCACATTTTATGATGTTGGTGTAAGAGATGAGTTTTTAAATGAAATATGTTTAGATCCAAGAGTCGACCCAAACTGTTCTGTCGTTAGGGACATTTCAAATACATCCTACCAAGATCCTGGAACAGTGGTGGAACACGCCATTAATTATCGTTTAGATGTGACTGACGGAGAGTTCGATGTTGATGATTTCTTTAGTGGGTCAAATTATGGGTCAAATATAAAGGTGTTTGATGGCGACGTTACCCAATTAATGTCAATTAATTGTGAGACAGGAATCGAGGCGTTTGATTTAGACACCCCACATTATTTTATGTATAACGGCGAGCTTATGGATCCCGAAACCCCTACATTTGATGACTATTTTAAAGGTGGTGGATTTACTTTTGGTCCAGTACCAATTGATTTAAAACTTGATAGTAATGGGGCATATATCAGAAGTTGCTTAAATTCTCGCCTTGGTGATTATAGTCAGAAAGTACCCTTTTATTTGTGGGATAAGGGTGCCGAAGGATTTGGCCCATATAATACTACCACATCAGACGACCAAGCGTGGGATAAGACCGAAATTGGACATATGAGATTACAAAGATTATTTTCAGTGAGCGGAACGACTACTGCCGATCTTCTGAACTCCAATTATGTGATGAAAGATAATGAAGAAGAATATCTTTTGAGACCTATGACAATTGACCACCCAGATTACTGGTTTAATGGTGATTATGAAGATTCTTTGGAACGATTTGAAGTTATTGAATATCATAATAATCCAGCAGTTGACACATCAATAGGGGCGGCTCAGGCGGCAGGATATATAGAGGGTAACTTATGGTTGGCCGTAGTGTCTGGATCAAAATCAGATCCACAGTCGGGTTACCTTTATGTTGTTGTCAATAGTACGTGGACAGTACAATCTGAATCGTATTTTAAGGGGGTATATGAAACATTCTTACCAGAAACCGCACTAAATTACGTGGGTAACAAACAAGTCCTCTCAACACCATTTTTATTCTATTTCGGAATTAGACCAGGAAAAACCGCAATAGATTTATTAACAAAATATTTTGGTACTAAAGGGGCGTTTGCAACAACCGCAATAGATTGTCCGACGTATGGCGCCACACCAACACCATCCCCAACTCCGGCGTCATCTCAATTACCTGAGCCAACCCCACTACCGACTGGGGCGTTTGTCACACCAACACCATCCCCAATTTATGGTAACCTATATTATCAAAACGACACATATGGAAATACTGGCACGGAGGACGCAACTATTTACCATCCGGCTTACTCCACGTTTACCGTTATGGATAACGATACAGATATAACACTGGCTGGTAGTATTTCCAGTAGCCCATTAGGTGTTCGAGTAATGAAACCAGGAGCAACTGAATATGATCTAGCCGATGGGGCGGTATTAATACCACATCGTAGAACTAAAAACACAAGTGGTTCTTGGAGTACATTAACGGGAGTTCCAAATTATCTTTCTACCGATTATAGTTGTGATTTTGGTACATATGATTATTTGATAGAAATTTGGACGCCAGGAACACCAACACCCCCAACTCCAGAGATATTTGGATATTGGGACACCACATTTGGATCTGAAGCTCTGGCATGTGCCCAATATTATCCTAACGAAAATTCTTATTTATGCCCCGCTGGAACAACAACACCAGTTGTTGGTAATTATTTATACTTGAACTCAGATTGTACATCAGGATTACCATATGCGGGGTATAATCAATGGTATATGTTATATTATAACGGAACTAAATGGGCCGTTCAAACCTCAAATACGGGTTCGGGTTATATATCCGCAATAAGTTCTTGTTAAAAATTAAATGAAAAAGAAACAAATAATATCACCTAATTTAAGATACGAAAACGCACCAGCAGTTGACATGTCTTTGCGCGTCGGATTAGAAGAGGACAAATCACTTCTAAGAACCGATGATAGGGATGTTGTTTTGGACCTAGCTGAACAGTTTGCAACCGAAAGGGCTAATAGTAAAAGATATAAGTTCTATGGGAAAATGAAAATGATTTTCAGAAACCTATATCTTGGAACAACACCTTATTCGTATTTAGAACCAAAATTAGCGTTAGCTAGTGATGGGTCGGATAATTGTTTTGCTGGTTACTTACCATATGATGAATTTTCATTTCTGAGAAAAGAATTAGACCGTGAAGTTATTACTACCGAATCGGTAGATACGTTGGGGGAATTTAACGGGTTCAATATCGCAAGATCGGGGTCAACATGGGAACATGTGGAAATCACCACGGAAAACGCCCCTCTATTTAATTGGAACCTTTATTTAACGTATGTGTCTGAACATGATACGGGGTTCACTATGAATTATACGATAACTGGAGAGACCTCCGCAACATTTACCCCCGTACTTGATTTTGTGAGTGGCGATGGGATACCATTTAGGGTTGCGAAAGTGGGAGATCAGTCATTCGTTCTTACAAGCCCAGTAAAACATGGTATCTCTCAAGGCGAATATATTTTTATCGATGAAATTCCAACTCCATTTTATGTAAACTCTGTTGGAAACACGGTTTATCGATCTGACGATTATGTTTTAACGATATCGAAAGCAGAGGTGGGTGGTTATGACCTTAATGGTTTGGTCACAGGTAGACGATGCACCGATGTTAATGATACGGCTAATTCCACATCAGAGTATTACGTACACAAACACACAGTTTTAGATGAGGTCACAGACCATATCTTGGACAAAGTTGGGTTCGAGTCCCCAATTTGGGAAGATGAGAAAAAACTATTATATGAAAATAGTGTGGGTACAAACGATGTTGTCGTTGAAAGAAATAGAATGGAAGCGGTTTTATTTGACCATTTCACACCATTTGTGTTAAGTGGTATCACAAATAATTTAGGTTATCCCCCAACTGACATTTATACAAGTGTTATTTTTAGAAACCGCAATGGTTATTTTGAGTATCCACCAAAAGTTGGATATTCATTCCATTTTCACGACACTTGGATAGATGAACATTTTTCTGGGGTCACGGCATGCGAGACGGGTATTACAACATCAAGTATTCTTTTAGATTCAATCAGGTTTTATCCTGGGAATGTGATCCCAATTGGAACAATATTACATGGTGCATTCGTTGAATATGACCCCAAAGAAATGAAAGAACGAATCATTTCCGAAGCATTTCATAAAATTGTGAATCCCACGACCATCTTCAATTATGGACAAGATTTACCTGCAACATTATCAGGGGCGTCGGCCACCAATATGGTGGGATTATATTATCAACCCCACTATCGATTCAAGGTACGAGAATTATCACCATACACAGAGACATCGAAGACGGATAAAATTGTTAATCTACCAGAAAACGCTCGATATTTTCAGGATGAAAAACTATGGAGATGGAGAGATTTATATGATGAAGGTTATGTAGATCCGGATGGATTTGGAACAGATTACCCATATATGAACGACATTCATTATGTTCACAAAGATATTAATTTCTATTTAAGAAACGAACAAATTTACACGAATAAGAAAGACGACATTATTGAATTCAATAAGAGTAAATCGAGTGAGAACTGTGCTAAATCAGCACCTGGCGTTCCAGTAAACATTGATGTGAATCCAACACCAAGTAACACCCCATCAAATACTCCACCTGTAACACCAACAACAGTCGCCCCCACACCGTCTGCAACGTGTGCTCGACCTGGAGGGTTAACCACATATAATTTCAATTCTAGTGACACGGAACATCCATTTTACTTCGCCTCGTTAATAGAGGCTTGTGCCGCACTTACTGAATGGCCATCATATCCATTTACACCAGCCCCACATGGAACGGTTTCTCAGGATGCCCAGTCGGTTAACCTCTCAGTTGGACGAACGGTATATAATTTATCAAGTGGCACTTGTGAACTTAAGCCAGATGGATATTATATTGTTATATCGGGAACAACAATTGGTGTTCTTCATGTGGTGGATGGACTTATTGTGGCATATCCAACAAACTGTCCAAACCCAACACCATCGATAACCCCAACGCCATCACCAACGATAACACCCACACCCACACCAAGCCTATGTCCATAATGAAGATATTACGATCAGATACAGACAAGACTATTCTTTTAAATAGTGAAACTAATTTCGGTACGGATTTGGGATGGGAGGAGAATTTTCAAGAATTTGAACAGGAGACTTTAAAATCAATCATCAATCCAGCCGAGAATTTTGAAACTGTTAGGTATGTCCATAGCGGGTATACAAGTGATACGGGTATATATCAACATGATATTTGGTTTGAATTTTATTTTGCTAATTACACTGGTGGAACAGATGGTGGTTTAAATTACGAACTTGTTGGTTTATCCGCAGAAGATAATTCTAAATTATTAAGGTCTGATGAAACAAGTTTTTTCAGATTGGAATTTTATAAGGTACCAGTCGGGGAAAATCCAAATAGTACGAATAGAAAATTAGTTTTTACGAAAAATCTCCCAATTCCATTTGGCGAAGAGGTTTTCTACACACCTATCACTCGAAATATTTATGTTCCCGTGTTTGTGGGGTCAAATTATAGAAACAAAGAGAATATGTATCTATATTGGTTCCAAGATGATTCGGTTTTGGATGGAACACTACTTTCTGGTGACACGTTTTATATGACCACAAAATTTTATAACACAATTGATGGTACGAGTATTGCGTTTTTAAATAAACCGAAAAATGTTTCTGAACAGATCGTTGAAGAGGACGATATGTACTTTAAAATGGTACTTAATCGGGACGACTATTCATATGTAATATATAGTGGAAATACTGACTGGTTAGTTACACATAGAGTTGGTGAGAGTACCTCCACAACACCGATTAAATGTTTCGCAGCTAATGCGTCGAGTAGTTCACTTGACCCATATATGCCCCCAACACCGAGTATTACACCAACGATGACTGTTACACCAACCCAGACACCGACTATTACGCCAACCACTACGATAACACAAACACCAACCCATACGCCAACCCAGACACAAACACCAAGTATTAC